CTGTGCGGTGTCATATTTGTAATATGTATCGGCAATTTCTAAACCTGTTGTAAAAAAGTTTGGGGCTGCTTTCATTCTGCCTTGTGACTGAACTGCATAACCTTGCATTTCATACTGCTTCTGCTGGATGTCCATTGCGTAGTTCTGGTTCACGTTATCTTTGTTACGAGCTTCTATCGCTTGCTGGTCGCGTACTATTCTGTTAACTAATGAGCCACCCATGCCTTCTGTACGCGCATAGGCAGATGCTTGGTTTTGTTTAGCAACAATAGTGTCTTCAAACAAAGCATCACTCATAGATGCTTGTGATTGTAATTGGGCTAAACGAGTCTGTTTAATTTTCTGGTGGTAGTCTTTTACTGACGCTGTATTTTGAGCTTGTGTTTGTTTTGCCTTCTCGTCATACGCCATTAAAGAAGTACCGACACTAAGTACCATCATGGTAGTGGGGTCACACATTGTTGTTCACCTTTACGAATTCATAGAATGGTGCTTTACCTACCCCATACTCTGGGTCTAGATAAATAAATTTAAAGCCAAGCCATTTTAGCCATCTAATAGCTTTGTGATTCTCAGCATGTACATAATTAACAAGGACATCATGTCCCTTGGATACTGTTTCTAGCCAGTGCTTACATTCATTTGTAAACTCCCTAGCGTGTCTATATATACCTGAACTGCCGAGCATCCAAGGTATGCCAACTCCTTTATCAATAGCATCAACTACACCAAACATTGCAAAGGGAACATCCCACTCATCAACAGCCACATATGGCTTCTCTGAGGCAATCATAGACATGGTCAGTGCTGTCACTGGACCATGCCCACAAGAGAGCTTTAACTCTTCTTTATCTGCCTGACGTAAGCGAGGGCCTAACGTATTACAATCATTTAATTTTGCAGGCCTAACGCTTATTGTCATTTAGATTCTCCTAGATTTTGTTGTGTAATAACCTGTCCATTCTGCTGATTGGAAGGCTGATGGGAAGTGTGTAGCATTGCTTACTTTTATCGACACTCTGTCATTTTTAGATTGAATAGGAAGAGAGAAAACGCCTGATGTAATGTCTACCTTTCCAAGCGTCTGAACTCCAATTGGAGGTCCTAAGAAAGCATAAGAATGCGAGACACCTTGAGATGTTGTTGTCACGTTAAAGCGACCACTGTCCTCAAATAGCAATTTAAATTCACGAAGCTGTAAGCGTCCTGACGTGTCTGTTAACTGACTACCGCCAATGCCTTGGGTTCTTCTGTACTGTGTTGAGAATGTATACTCCATTGTGTAGGGATAACCTACATATTGAGTACCATCCACAGTCACTAGAGACTGCCCTGTTGCTGCTGTGCTTCCTGCTTTAAGAGAGTCTAGGTAAACCATAGAACCAGCAGAAGTAACTTCAGGAGATTCCTGTAGCTGCATCTTCTCTAGCATTATTGAAGCTCCCCTCTGTATAAGAAAGAAAGCTGTAGATTCAATTACTGAAAGGTTTAAGATTCTGTCAGCATTTGGGAATTCCCATTTGGACCAACTCATCTGTAATGATTGACCATCACGTCTAAGGTACTTATAGACATAACAAGTAGGCTTTGAGTGAACACCATCGGTGAGAACAAATAACATGTCTTCGTTTGTGCTGCTAACTAAGTTTGTTGCAGTTCCCTTTATATAGCGAGATACATTGAGGGTCGCATCAACAGCAACATTAGATGAAGTATCTGCCTGTACAAAGTATTCTCTAACGCCTGTATACCCTTCTCTGTTAGTGGCAAAGTAAACATACTCACCAGCACCAACTGGACTTGCTTGTAAACTAGATTCATATTCAGTCGTCTGATTTATGGACACAGTTGCTGGTGTCAGAGCGTCACCTGCATTCAACATGAACTGGGTTTGGTCTGAGAACAGAAGCAGAGTCTCGTTAAACGGAATCGCGTGGCGAAGGATAGATACTTTAGTATGGCTTACAGATACATCAATAGGGTCAGTGTCTAAAATAGAAGTAACAGTCTCAGGGTAAAACTTAAAGTATTCACCTGACCTACTAAGAATTACATTCTCATCAGAGATAAAACCTAAACGATTTCTATGGAAGAACACATCGTTTATTTTTCTACCGATAAAGCTTGGGTCTGGTGAGGAATTAAAGTCACCAACAGAACGGCCCTCCCATGCATTGTTAGTAAATGTAAATGTGCCATTAGCATTGCTTACTAACTTCCAAGGAAGAGTTGTGGCTGTGATTGTTGTGTCGTGTGTTTGCCTAACAGTTTCTTGCCAGTATCCTGATGAATCATTATCTTCAACATACTTAATATAGTAATCATCAGAGTCAGAACTGCCTTCACCTGCTACACGGATTATCATGTTGGCAAATGCCCTTGCTGGCAAATCAGATATTTTCTGTACGCTCTTTCTTATGCCAATAAGTGCTTGGTTCCCTGATGAATCTTCAGTCCTTAAACTAAAGTCTGCTCCAGTTAATCTTGATATTCTTATAGTAGAGCCATTACGCGCCATAGCATATAAAGAGGCATTAGCGTTTAAATTAGAATTTAACTGGGCCTGTAGTTGCTGTGCAATGTTGTCAGTCTGCAATGTGGCTTTATCAGTAGCACTTGTTGTATATGCGGCTTTTTGCTGTCCGTCTATAAATACCCGATAGACGCTTGAATAGTTACCTTGCTTAACATGGACAAGAGCATCTGAAGTTTCAGACGTGTATTGGCTTGCTGTTACAGATGTAGTAATAGACTTGTTTAATATAAAAGTATGGTCAGCCACTGTGACTGCTTTAAAGTCAGTCAATGGACTTCCAGAAGATAGATAGGCATAACCAGCAGGCTTTGATACTGTCTTTTCTGTGCCATCAAAATCAAACACCCGTATGTTGCTGTTGTCAGCAATTACAATGTAACGCTCTGTAATATCACGATTGATAACGTGTATAAAATAGTTACCATTTGCTTGTGCATTAGTTAATAAAGTTGCTAAGTGTTGGGTTGGTGGTCTTTTACGCAAACCACTGATGATTGAACTGAAAGCGTTTATTTGTTCTTCACCTTGCGAGTTAAGACGAACACTTGCAGATTGTTGTGAAACGCCATTGGCTATATTGGGAATTGAACTGCTTACAAGTGACATAGATTACCTCGTTAAGATTCGGGAAACGTCAGTGTTACCTGTCAGAATGTTATAGTCAGCATTCTCAGATTCCATAAGCCTCAGTGTTGTAAGGGCTTGGTACTCATCATCCCTGTTCATAGAGTGAAGAGTTTCAGAACCTAATACGCGGTCTTGGAATATACGGGCAGCCCGTATAGCAATGTAATGACGTGCGGCTTCTGTAATTTCATCGAAAGCCAGTAATACAATCAGGCTGCATAGCACTGTTTCTGTAAATGTATATGTGTGGTTCTTGCGGTCATATGCGCGCAGTCCACGTTGTACTAACTCAATTTTATAAGATGCCGCAGTTGTGTCCACGGCTAAAGTGTTAACAGGCAGAGATAACATACTGTCTTGGTCAGGGATAAGTGGATAGTCGTGTTCAGTGTTAAAGTTCCACCCTTGTGACTGCACTTCACGGCTTACATCTCTCAAAATAGAGACTGCAGTAAGCGCATCCGCAGAAGTCATATTGACTAATGTGTTTACAGGTGCTTCACCAATTACATTCAACATGGTGTTGACTGCTTCTAGTTCAGTCGTGAGATTTAATGACATACCGAGTCCTTTAAAAAGTAAAAAAAAGGGAACCGAAGTTCCCTTGTGACTAACTATAAGAAGTTCTTAGTTAATCTTAATTTCAATTGCAGATTCTGGGCGTAGGATGCCACTGCCCATTGCATACTTAGCAACGAACAAAGTACCTTGACGACGAATGTCGTACTCAGATTCAAGTGCAAGGTCCATCAACTTAACAGTACCAATAGCAGAGCTATGGAATACCACAGCCTTAGTCTTCTGGAAGTCACCATGATAAGTGTTGTTCTCACCTGTAACAGCAGATTGGTTACCAGTAGGTAAGTGGTTAGACATTACAATAGCAATACCAGCTACACGGATTACCTTGGCATCAGCATAGACACCAGCACCACCCCAATCTTTGTTCATGATTGTAGTGTCTTGTGCTAGCTTGTAGTACATAGCTGGAGATACGACAGCAACACGTCCATCAGTTGGAATGTCTTTAGCATCCATTGCTTCAGCAGCTTCAAACAAAGCAGCGATGATTAATGCTGCAGTGTTGTAGTTAGCCTTAGAAATCTGAAGGCCAGCTTTGCCAGAACTTGTGATAGTCTCAGCACCACGGGCAGCTTGTACTACCATGCGTAGAGCGTTCTTATCAAAGGTGTTAGCCAATGCATTGCCTAACTCTGAAGTGTAGGTTGCGCGAACATCGTAGTGGTTGCGAGCCTCATCAATATTACTTATGAAGGCAGGTGCTACAAGCAACTCATCGACAGTGATGACTTTCTCAGCGTGTTTAACAGCACCACCAAGAATCTCAGCACCAACCACATGGTAAGCTGCAGCAGCAGTACCCATGACAGGGAAGGAAGCTGACTTGCCGTTAGTGATAGTACGGGTCTGGTGTAAACCCATCATGATGTTCTTTTCTTCGAACTGGGTGATTACTTCACCAGCGAATAATTTTAGAAATAAAGCATCAGTGGCGTTTGCGCCATTGACTTGTCCAATGCGTGATACAGTTGCATTACTCATTTTTTAATACCTTGTAAAGAGGATTGAAGTTTCAAGTTTGTTTATTCTTGAGGCTCCAGCACTCAATAACTTCCCACAGCGTTGTCCCCCTCAAGGGCGCAGTTTCTTTGTCATTAATAGCTTTGGGCTTTTGGAATAGGTTGCCCCCACTGTTAGTTTAGGGGCTTTGTTGTGTTACAGAATTGATGAATTGGAAAGTTTATTCTGCACACTGTTACGGAATGCTGAGTCCTTCGCATAACGAGGGTCCCTCATTGCTTCCGTTAATTGAGCTACGCTTTCAAAGCGTCCGCCTGCATTTGCAGAAGCAGTGTCACCACTAATTAACTTAGGGTCACTGCCGTTGACGGCTTGGTAACGAGCTTTTAAACCATGAACAGACATTTGAATCTGGTCAATATTTCCACTGTTCATGGTCTTGTTGTAGGCATCTACTTCACTAGCGTTCAGGTTCGTACTTGCCCATTCCATCATGCTTCCATAAGCTTCTTCACCACCAACGCTATTAAACATAGTCGTGCGTTGAGATGTGGCAAGTTGCTCTTGGCCTGCGATGTACTGGTCTACGACTTCACGGGGAATTCCTGACTTAGCTAGTGATTCATAGGTGTCAGGTGACAGGCTTTGATTTGATTGGTACTCCGATTGAAGTGCCTCATAATCTATACCTGCACTTTCGGTAACTTCTTCTGCAGTATTAGTTGGAATTTCAGTGTCAGTGGTTGCAGTAGTATCTGCATTTTCTCCACTGGACATCTTCTTTTCTAATTCTGCATAAGACTTAGCGAGGTCTTCAGGTGTTTTGAACTTTTCAGGTAACCACTCAGGCCTATCCACCTCTGGGGTTTCAAGGTTGTCCTGTACAGGTTCAGTTGTTGCGCCTTCCGCCTTTGCCACCATAGCATCAATATGCTCTTGTGAATCAGGTTGTGGTTCTTGCTTAATTGTTACTGTTTCTACCATTACTGTTCTACATTTCCTTGGGGTTGTTGTTGAGCCATCATCTGTTCTTTAACAGCATCAAACGCTTGAGGTGCTAACTGCTCACCTGTCTGTTGCATCTGTTGTTGTTGCATCTGTTGTTGGATTTCTTCGTCTGTCTTAATCAAGCCCTTCATATCAATACCTAATGATGTACCAACACGGGATATATAATCTCCAATGTTCATGTACTTCATTAAAGTCTCTGGGCCTAACTGACCAAGCTGTTCCAACATGGCTGCTAGTTTATTTAAATCATGTCCACGACCAAGTGCTTCAAGGCCAGTGGTGATTGTGGGTTGTACAATACCTTTAGGCAGAGAAGGAACCTTGCGTTGCTTTTGCATTTGTAAAAGCAATCTGTTTACTAAAGGTAGCTGAAATTCCTGAGACAAGATTGAGTAGATACCACCGAGGGCATCTTCTAATTCACCTGCCATGTATCGGATTTCTTCAGCAGTCACACGTTCAGCATTGCGCTGTACAGATGAGTTCATTAAGAAGGCGTAAGCTAAACGCTCTTTGATTTCCTGTGCGGTTTGGAACGCAATCTGGAAGTCGCCTTGTTTCTGAACTTGTAGTGTACTTACATCATTAGCGTCACCTTCACGAATAGCTCCATTAGGGGCTTCGGCAAGCACACGCGCACGGGTTGTGCCATTGGGTCGGACTAAGAATAGAACTTTGGCAGATGCCGCAGAACCTTCAACTATAGCTTGAGTTAAAGTTTCTAGTGAACGTAAGTCACCTAGATACTCTTCAACATAACCGCGTCCCCAAGATTCCCCGTCAATGCGAGAGAGTCGTAAAGGTATCCAAGGTGTCTTATCTAATGGGTATGTACCCTCTGAATCTGGTACTGGCTTACCCTTTAATTCTTGATACACTTTCCAAGTCTTTCCATCACGGACGACACGGGTGTAGAGAACCACTGATTCATGCCCGTAACCATCTTCTTTGGTTGGGTCAATATCACACAACATCTGAAGTTCAGGTGTTAATGCTTCAGGGGAGATGTCTTCTTTGGTAATCATCTCTAAAGGATTACCCATCGGGTCACGCTTAATGACATACCTGTCTATGTGAAACACACGCATACCACCTTTCTCAGGTAAATATAGCAACACGTTTCCAGCAACTAACAGATGTTTTAATGCTTCAAAGGTAGCAATGCGGACAGAACTAGATTCAATCTCAGACATCACTGCACGTTCTATAGAAGACAGAGCCTCTTCCACTTGCGCTCTAGCACCCTCTTGTTGGGTGAGTTCCTGTAACTTAAAATCATCCACAGTGAGGCGGAAGAATGGTGAGTTAGGTGGAACAAGTGCTAGTAGTAATTTGGAGGCTAGGTTGTTTACACCACGCGCACCAATGCCCTGAAAAGGCGTATCAAACTTACTGCTAGAACTGTGTCCTGAATCAGGAACTAGAGTGGGGAGAGTTAGCTTGCTGCATTCTCTCGCTCTCGTAAGGAAGGGGTCACGTTCTGTCTCCAACTTTTCATATCGTTGTTGGATAGAGGTCATATCATCCTACTTCTTTGGAATGTTAGTGCCAGAAGCAGCAGTACCACCTACAGCACGGGCAATCCGCAGTGAGCTAGTTCCTTTCTTTTTGGCATTATAATATTTACTACGGGCGCTGCTCATCTCATCATCACCAATCCTGACTGATGCTGGTGCTAAGTCTGCTGGTGGTGGAGGTGGGGGTGCTGGTGGAATAGCTGCTGCTGCAGGTGCGCTTGGTGTTGGGAAACACATATATGTTAATGCTCCGTTTGTTCTATTTGATTTTGGGCTTCATATTGCATTCTTAATAAAGCAACAACATGGACAGCACCAACATTGTGGAATATTTCACGTTCCGTATCATCAAGACGGGGAACGCAATCGGGTACTATCTTCTCTAGATGCTCAACGAGTTCTAAAGGAACATAGGGAAATTCTGTTAAGTCCATACAGGAACCTTCTTATAGCGCAACCTTTGGTTGACTTTTATGAAAGGCCTCAATCCACATCTTGCATTCTTTACTGCGAACAACATCATCAATACCAAATTCAATAACTGGTACAGGTAAGTTGAAGCGTTGTGCAAGTTCTATGATTGTTGATAGGCCACTGGTTTGACGAATGTCTGATTGGGCAATGTCACCATTGATTACGATTCGGCAGTTCTCACCAATTCTGGTGGTGAACATCTTCATCTCTTCTGGTGTTGTGTTCTGTGCCTCATCCATAATGACGAATGCATCACTGAATGAGGACCCACGCATGGTTTCAAATGGAGCTACGATGATTGCACCATTTCGTACTGCGTTCTCATACGCCCCACCCATGCAGTTCTTAAGCACTTCCACCACAGGCGTAGTCCACGGAGCCATCTTCTCTTCTAA